ACGCTCTACCGATACGGGGTACAAAGCGTGCGGATGTCTTCTCTCTATCTTCTCCCGCTGCCAACCCAAACTGCTCTTCGTAAGCGTCTTTCAGCATAGGGACTCGTGGCATAAGCTCTGGCTCTTTCATAGCAATGTAATAGGCAAGGCCCGCTACCAGACAAGGAAAGAACCTGAAGTTCATATCTGCGGTGTTCACACCCGTCCCTGCGTCTTCTATACGCCGCATACGCCAGTAGTAAAAGATGTAGTCGTCGTTATCTGGAACGGGCCATACGTTGATTTTGGGGGCATCTCGCAGGCGTTCTACGAATACTTGAATCGGCCTACCTTGAGTTAACTTGTTAGGTATAGAAGCATATGTGCTAACGCTGATGCGGCTTATAGTTAAATCTGACTGTGTAGCTACATTACCGCTACCTGTGCGGATCTGCTGTTCTAGCAAGTCTATGGTGTCAGCGGGTAGCGTGTACTCAGAAGTACCTTGCGTAAGACTCAACGTGCCTTCGTCAATCGTCCACATGTTGATGCCACGGTTCTGCCACTCAATGGTCATCAGATTCATAGAGCGTCTGGCAGTACGTAGGTCATACCCAGAACGCATTTCACGACCTGCACGCTCCCACGCCTCTTCAGCGATCTCCGTGAAGTCCATATCAAATGCAGTTGTTCCAGATGTAGCCATTGTCTGTTCCTATACGTACAGGGTCTTTTTACGCCTGTTATTCATTACTGCACCGCAACCCCTGTGGTTTGCGCGTATCTGACCACCAGCTCTTGCCATTCTAACCTTGGCTTTGGGGGTGTTAGACACCACCTGCTGCCCGCTAGCACCAGCCTTTTTCTTCTTGCGTGCCGTAGTAGCTCGCTCAGACTGGCTCAAAGACCGCGCCTTGGATAACGGTAGGCAACGATCTGGGTTCTTTTTGTTTTTAGACGTACCGCATTCACCTTTGATCTTACCATCGGTACCGATACGAACCCATTTCTGGTCACGCCATTTCTTCAAATCGCCCATTACTTACTCTTCTTTTTCTTCTTGCTACCCTTCGCATAGTTAGGGTCTTTGCAATACTTAGAAGCTGCCATATTTGCATAAGCAGACGGGTACGTGTCGAAGGTACGTTTGGCCCAAGCCTTTCCCTTCGCACATATCTTTCCGCCTGACTTATAGTAACGTCTCATCTAATCTTCGCTGGACGTACGCCCTTACGAGCAATGCCTGCGCCACGAACTTTACCGCCAGCTTTGTAGCCCTTGGTCTTCATAGCGCCACCTTTAGCGTAGCCCTTTGACTTCATCATGCCGCCTTTCTTGAAAGTCTGACCAGTCGGTTTTTCCATTGCACTTGCAGGAACTTTTGCGGTGGTCATTCCGGGCATGAGCATACTCTTCATGCCGGAGGCTTTCTTAGCGGGTGTTTTCTTTGTATTAGCTTTCTTCTTTGCTTTTTTCTTCGCAGCGGCACTGCGGCCACCTATAACACCCTTACCCTGCAAAATATCGGCTTGTGTAACCTTGCCGTCTTTGTTCAGATCTGGAAATTCTCCACTGCCTTTGACTTCTTTACCCTGCTTGAACTTTCTAAGCCCACCCATAGCACCACCTTTAGTGCCCATCTTAGACTTCATCTTCATAACTTACTCCGCGTACAAATTATCAAACACTTGATTCACGTCCAGCGTGTAGTCCAGATCAGACTTGCTGTAGTGAATGTGCTGAGAAGGACGAAAATCTGGTGCGCCTTCTCCCGTTTCAAACCAAGCGGGATGTGTCACCCGCACCCTATTATTCGGTAGAGCTACGATGTTACCCGTATATGGGCCAGCATCCAGTAACTCCATCACATGACTCTGCTTGTGTTGTGCAGGGTCATCTGCAATCTCATTGTTTGTATAGTCCACCGTGAACATATACTTCGCGGGGTACATCTCCCCATCTATCTTTGCTAGCCAAGGGCACGGTGTGGCTCTGTCGAGCGTATACACCGCATGATCCCTAGACGAACAGTCCCAAGGCTGTGCAGCCCATACAGGCATTGGTTCAGGCCATTCCTCAAACGGAGTATCCCCCACCAACGCTGTAATCGGCATACGTGCCCACATAGCACCTCCGTGCACGTTAGGCTCATCGTCCTCGTCGTACGTCTCAGCCCCAGTAAATATCACTTGGAAACTAAGACATCTGGTCGGCATTGTCGTAACAGCAATAGCCATAGCGTGAATAAACTCGCCGTGGTACTTCTCGTGGTTATGGGTGTATTCCTTTCTCACCCAACACTTGAAGTACGGTATATTACTTTGTAGGTACGCCACTGCTTGCTACCACTTGGATTTATTAGCCCAGTATGCCGCCGACATCTTACCCTTCCTGATATTTCTACCGTGTCGGGCTTTGAATGACTTGCGCTTTGCTTTCATACGCGCAGATTCGCCTTTCTTGGGCTTGCCTGCGGTTTCGGCTCCCTGCTCACCGTAGCGTATAATTTTTTCCTTTCCGCCTTCACACGCCTTAACAACGTGAGACTTCTTAGGGTGCGAGGGGGTACGACGTGGTTTGTTGCACGCCATACTAGCCTTATCGACTTTACCCCCAGCTTTATAATATCTACGCATACTAGCTATAAAACACAGTCATGGCGCTGATATTGGTCATGGCAGTAATTAGCACGTCATCTTGGCAACGGATACCCCAGTCTGGAATGTTTACCGAGTGGGAATCAGAAGCAAGAAAGTCCAGATCTAACACTGTTGCGCCACCGCTACCATCAGTAATGGTAAGTCGGCCCGCGCCATCACCCGTAGTTAGTACCTGAACCTGACGGATACGTGCAGGGCCAACACCAAGAGAAGCTGCCGTTGCGACTCGTTTTGATTGAACATCAGAGTTCGACATGAACGTCTCCTATTAGCTAAGAGCCGCGCCTACAGCGGTTACCCAAGCAGCGCCAGTGCTGATTACGATGCAGTATTCATCGTCGCCAGAACCATTGTCAGAAACCATATACACAGTTCCTACAGCGACATCGCCGAATGCAGGTAAGTTTGCGGTAGTTACAACTGGAATTTGGAAGCCACTATCCGAACGGACGGGGCCAGAAAATGTGGTTTTAGCCATCGTTTTTCTCACATGTGAGTTTAAGCAAATCTGTCTACATGTCGTCAGTCGGGCCTGTCAGATTCGCCGGATTGTTTCCCGATATGGCTGAAAGTATACCCTACTTTTCAGCAAGTCAATAAAAAGGGGAGCCGAAACTCCCCCTTTATCAAGCACCGTAGCTTATGCGCCGGGTGAACCAAAGATCCCGAGGGGATCAGATACACCAAACGAGTAACGCTCACGAGCCTTGTAGCGGCTGTTGCCCGTATCAAAGTCTGCATCCATAGATGTAGCCATTGGGGTACGAACAAAGTGCTTCAGGCCATTAGGCACGTCAGTGGTCAAGAACCAAGCATCTGTATCAGTCAGATAATGGTTAACCGTGTAGCCTTCGGGGATTGAGCCGTTGTTACGGATCGCGTTCAGATCGTTGTCAGCCGTGCCAACTCGACCCTCGGTATCCAACAAGCGGGTTGCAACGAATTGCAGTGCAGGTGGGATAACCAATTTGCGAGGCTTGGCAGCGATCAACAGACCACGCTCATCAGTCCAACCAGCAAGCTGAATAACGGCGGCTTCTAAAGAAGTCTCGTTAAGGTCAGCAGCAACAGCAGGACGGTTTGAGTTAGTTCCGCCAGAAACTAGCGGGTGGTCAGTTGCACACAACACTTTGCCGTCACCGTAGGTTGGGTTACCTGCACCCGTGAACGCGCTGTTCAGGATGGAGGCAGCTTTAACCTGCTTGGTGTAAGCCATAGCGCGAGCAAGAGCTTTCGTATAACGAGATGACAGTGAGTCATACAAGTTATCTTCAATCGCTTCCTCGGTAACACTAAAGCCCATAGCAATGGTTTCGTGCGTGTAACGAGCGGTAAACGCTTCTTGTGCGTTGTCGTAGTCAATGGCAGAACCTTCGTCTTTGACGGGGGCTGCACCAAAACCGGACAACTTAACTTCTTCCTCAAAGGAACGATCAGAGCTTTCAGATTCAAAAATCTCTTTATGCTCTTCGCCGTACTTCGCATATTCCATACCGAAAAGTGCGTTAAGTCCGGGCAATAGCTCCTTGAGGAGTTGGGCGCGTGAAATAGCCATTATTCAGCTCCTTACTTATAGACCAACAGCATTTGTCATGCTGCTATAGCCGGGATTGAATTTAACCAACACGTCTGGGTACGCATCACCGATAGGCGATACAGCAGCCACGATACGGAAGGCAGCGGTGGTTGTAACCGTAGTTGACTCCAATGCGCTCGTAGAGTTACCCGTCGTGGTAGAACCAGTAGAGGTAGACTGAGCAGCAGCAAAGAACGTGTTAGCACCAATGTCAGACTGGTCAGCAGCGCCATCCAGTTGAGCTTGGAACAATACGTTTGGATCATCTACAACATACGCCTCAACAACACCAGTGGTGCCGCTTGGGTAGTATTGACCGTAGATTTGTTGCCCTTGAGCATTGATGTACGAACAACCAACAAACACGCCCAAAGAACCCGTCAAAGTGGTTCCAGTAGGAAGTGCGTTAGTAGTGCCGTCGGCACCCGTAGCTGTTGACAACGCAATGTACCCGTCAGCACCGATATGAACTACTTGCCCATAAAAGATGTTGGTACCTTCCCCAGCGGGGTCGATGAGGTACGAAGAAGTCGCGCCAGCATACGGTAGTCCGTCAGCGCGTTTTACAGGCTTTAGCCCGTAAGGTGCAGCAGTTGTAGCCATGTTAATGGACTCCTAATTTAAGATTAACCGCCTTTACCAAACGATACGGTGGTTTTCCGCTCGTTGAATATAGGCATACGTGGATCATTCTCACGCATCAGGTTGTTATCTACAGAACTCATTTGAGATTTCGTCTGATTATTGTAGTAGTCAGTACGTTCTTGAACTAGCTCTGCTGGAGCTTTGCATAACATCAGACCACCAATCACCACGTTATCTGCGAAGCGTTCATTCTCCACAGTCACCATAGTAATTTCAGGATGATCTTCAGCTCGTACAGGCTCCCAACCTTCGCGCAATTTCGAGGAAACATTAGTGGCATCCACTTGACCTTGCGTAGCTACACGAACCCAGTGAAATTCGTAGCCGTCTTGTGGCGTAGGTGAGGGTAATACCTCTGGGCGCTGCCACGATCTGGTACGAGTCTTTGTTTCACGAGTCTCGCTGTCACGCTTGATTCTGTTCTCAGCCATTATCCGTTCCTCATTTCTAATGCAACCTGTCTGGCGTATTCTTCCAACGGTACCCCCAATCGGTTGGCGAGAGCTACCTGTGTTTTGGTTAGCTTCACCTTATTCGGTGCTGTGCTTCGCGTTGCGGGAGCTACCACGTTAGCAGATTGCTTCCGTGACTCCTGCGGTTCTGGCTGCTCTACAACATCATCGAACTCTTCCGGGAATACTTTTCGCATACGAGTATCAATAGTCTCGTAGTATTCATCAGTGCGTGGGTCAACCCCACTCTTAACTAATTTCTGGTGCAACCCCATAGCGTATGCTGTCATCTCGTCATCAACATGAAACCAAGAAGAATTTTCTTCTACCCATGCTTCTGCCTTCGGATCACGCACCCGTTGTGGGGTGGGTTGAGGTTCTTGTACCTCAGTCTCTTCTTCTTGTAAAGAAGGTAATTTGAAATTATCTAGTTTGTCTGCCTTCAGTTTGGCAGTGGTTAGGTGCTCTTGAGCCTCTAACAGCCTATCAGCATCACCACTTTCGTAGGCATCCTTATACGCTATTTTCGCTCCATTAAGCTCAGAGTCAACTACACGTTTGGCCTGATCTAACAGAGCTTCGCGTGTTGTACCTACATCACCCTTTAAGGTCTTATTCTCTTCGACTAGGCGCTGCGCTAGAGATTCTAGCTCTTGCCGTTCTCTGAGGGCTGCTTCTTTGGCTCGACGCTCATCGTGGTAGCCTTTGCTGAAGTGCTTGATTCGGTTTCGGACTTTCTCGGAGTACCCTTCAAGTTCATCATCAGTAACGTCAGACGGTGGCTCAGATGGCTTGCGGTTGCGATCAGCCTTTGGCGTATCATCCACAACCTCAATGTCCAACTCATCCGGTTCTGACTTAGCTTCGACTTCAGGTTCAACCGGAGTATCCGCATACTCGTCCGCAGTCTTGTTACCAGAGAGATCAATTTCAACTTCACCAGAGTCCTCCACTTCTATAGAGGTATCTTGTTCCTCATCAGGGAAACTGTATTCAACTTTTTGAAACGGCATGTCTATTCCTTACGCTCGTGATACGCCACTAGGGTCAGCTACAACAGCTTCAATAGAGTCGTCGTTCATCAAACGATACTCTAACCCATTAACCTTAAATCGTGTGCCTGAATTGGCACGAAACATCACATAGTCACCTTGTTTACACCAAGGGCCAGTCGTGAACCTCTCAGGGTCGTTATAGGCTTGTTCGCCCATATCCACCACAAGGCCGATAATCGACATGATATGTTCCTGATTCTTGATCGTGTCCGTCTTGAGCAGGTTAGTGCCGTCGAAGGTCTCTTCGATCTGCGGAAGCGCGACCAATACCCGATAGCCCACAGGCGTAGGTAGTTGTGCTTCCAATTCTTCCGTAGCTTCAACTGTGTCAACAGCTTCACTCATCGTCGTACTCCAAGTTTCGCGAGAGGTCTTCTACATATCCCAAGCAGGTTTCGAGACCTCGAATCAAACCTGTGGCTTCTTTGTACATGGAGAAGTCTTTAGCTCCCCCACCACCTAGAAATTGTAGTGCAGAGGCTTTGTCAGCCTCGATTCGTTCCTTTAGCACGTCTAAGACGGTTGTAGCCATTATTGGCCTCTATTGTTGTTGGAATCCTTCATTGTCTTGAGTAAATCAAGATCTAGTTTCGTATTGTCTTTCCTACGATCTGCGGCAAGTTTAGCGCCCGCTTTCTGCGCGTCAATTTGCAGTTCTTGCTGCTTCAGGGCCAGTTCAGCCTGATCCATCTGCGCGTCCTGCATGTTCTCTTGCGCCTGTAGCTGTAGTTTGGCCTGTTCGATCTGGGCATCTGCCTGATCCTTAGCCGCCTTACGCTGCACTTCTTGCTGCTTGATCTGTAGCTCGGCTTGCTGCATCTGCACCACAGGGTCTTGAGCCTTCTGCTGTGCTTGCTGTTGAGCTTGCTGCTGTTGATTCTGCTGCGTAAGTTGCTGCCCAGCTTGTGCCATGAGACGGGCCAGATTGACCTCCATGTTCTCTGGTAGCTCGGCGTTTGGGTTGGGTAGTGGTGCACCCAACTTCTCTTCCATATCCTTGCGGTACTTGAACCCAAGGTGTTCTGCTATGTGCGCCTGCAATGCAGCAGCAATACGCTGTGCTTGAGGGTTTTGCCCGATAGTTGCTGCAACCATCGGATCTTTTAAGAACGACTGGTGCGCTGCCATGTGAGCTTCGTGGTCTTGATAGATAAACGCCTTCATAGGCTTACCGTTCAAGGCATTCATGTTCTCGCTGACTGGGTCAGTCGGACGGATGTCATCTGTAGTTGGTACTAACTTCTCAGCGTTCTTAACGCCCAACACTTCGATCATCTGCCTGTGTAGCTGCGGTAGGTCATAGATCTGTGGTGCTGACTGAGCCATCTGCAATACCGCTTGGTACTGCACAACACGCTGGGCCATCGTAGAGCTATTCGGGTCGCTGACTGGGATGACATCAACTGCCATATAGTCTGCTACGCGAGCGGTCACTTCACCTCGGATCGGCTCGTATGAGTATTCGTCCGACGCATGTTCCGCCATGATCGCCTTGAGCAGCTTAAATTCCTGCTTCATGGCGTAGTGAACACGGGCCTGTACCGCAGCCATAGGCTTGAGCGTACGCTCCAACAGGGCAAGTGTAGTGCCTACAGGGGCATTAGCCGACATGTCCGAGATGTTCATGTCACTGATAGCGCCCAGACGACGACCTTCGTTTGTAATCTGGTTCAACAGAGCTAACAGAGTCTGGCTTGGCTCCTTGTATGGGAGCGGCATGATGTTGTCGCGGATGCTGCCTGACGGCACGTCTACGTCCTTGAACTCTCCCGGCTCAATCGGCGTGTCATCACCCTTAATACGTAACCCACGGGCTTTTAGACCACCCGGCAGGTTAGCCAGCGTGCCAGCGTCCACCAGTTGCCGTATCAGCGACGTTCCAGCCTTAGCATATCCCCCTATGATGTGAATAAGACCAAGCCCATAGAACCCAAATCCCGGCACGTACACGTAGTGCACAAAATGCTGTCGCTTGAGTTGCAGCTTGTCATCGGGGTTCCAGTTTCGACGTATCGCTAGAATCTCGTTTGTACCTCGCTCCAGCGTTACCACGTATGGCTTGGCTAAGTCATCCTCGTCATCAACACCCTCAATAACGAGGTCTGCGTGTACTTCGTATAAAGAGAAGCGATCATCGTCTGTTAGTGAGTACCCACCTTCTTCAGCCTTACGCTTTTCAATGTCGGTGTGGTATGGCTGTGGCTCACCTAACTCTACGTCTCGGTAGAACCCGCCAGCTTGTAACTTGCGTAGGTCATTTTTAGTCTTGCGCATGATGTGCGTAACACGTTCTGCTGTCTCGATATGGGAGGCACCGTAAGGCACGACCACGTCTTCGGCAGGGATATAGATAGCGACCTGTCGGCCCAGATTCGG